TACATTACGACATTGGGAATTATTGGGGGAAGAGGAATGAGTGATATACAGGGTAAATGTAACATATGTAATCAAGTAGGCGAAAGTATGATTCATAATATGAGGGGTGATGGTATCTCATACTGTTATGATTGTTTATACAGAGCCTTAGATTATTATATGTTTCATCTTGGTGTTGGTAACTATAAACGATAAGAGGATTTATAATCAACCTTACCAAGTAGTATATTTAGATATGGACGATGATATGTGGGAGGACTACGCGCCAAGAAACATTTTTGTTGAAGGCGATATCATTACTTATGCCACTGATATAGGTATATTTTTCGAAGCAGAAATGGTTAAAGTAACCTGCCCCATATGCTTAGAAGCCTTTATTGGTAATAAAAAAGATGCAGGACTATTTCTACTAGGTCATGAAAAATACCACGACCATGTAGATGAACAAGCCGAAAATTACGGCGGTGTATAAATGTATACAAAAGATGAATTAAAAGGAATATTTATGTGTTTAGGAAAGCCCTTTACCGCTATATATGGTGAAGAGAATAAAACGGTTATTAGAACTCAAGTTCTTCTAAGAGGAAGAAATGAATTCTTAAACCAATTACGGGATACTCTCGCTCAGTATGAAATTGAATGCGGTATTCAACACGCTACCACTGGAACTGTGTTGGCTATAACTAAGAGAGAGTCATTATTTAACTTAATAGAACTTTGGGAAGAAATTCCTAATGTTTTCCCAAAGGGTAATGAACACCATTGGGTATTATTGAAGAATTTCTTATCTGAAGTTAAAGAGGATGCTCACAAAACAGCCGAAGGTATTGAAGACCTTAAGTGGATGATTCGTGATGCTAAAGAAGTGTAGGATAACAATAACTATATTAATAATGAGTTATTATTATTTTGTGGGCAGAGAGAAACGATAAAAGTGGTTATTGTGTATCGTATCTCTCTCCCACTCATAAGAGGAATATTTAATGGATAATATAAGAAAAGGATGTGGCTATTCATTTTCTAAATGGATGGCATATATACCTAAAAAGAGAGAAAATAAAATTAGATATAAGGTATTACGTGATTATTATAATGATGACCTAACACCTAGAGAAGTTTATATAAAGGAGGGTTTGTCGTGGGAAGACGACAACACTCAGAACGATATATAGACATGGTTATGGAAGATGGAAGGGAAAGAACAGCAAGACAAGTTCTTGATGAAATAATGAATAGATGGTTTGATACAGGTAATAAATCAACCATCTATGTTCCCGAACATCGTAAAATTTGCCACTACCTCAAAGCGCAAAGGAAATACGAAGCGGTTCGTAAAAGTAGGTATGGCATCATCTATCGTTTGCATACTGAGGAAGAATAAAACCAGTATGTTTACAAAATGATGGATATATAGTTGAGAGGGGTTCATATACCCTCTCATCATTAAGAAAACAGTAGACAGAGGCCCATCATGGGCCTCTAACTTAAGTAGAAAAACGGAAGTGAATACAATGCAAGAAAGAGTATTAGAAGAATTGAAAGCATTAGGAAACAGAGTTAGTATGAATGAAGAACAAATTGTAGCAAAGTATAATGAAATTGCTACACAGAACAACCTAGATATGGAGCAGCCCCGCTCCGGCATGATTGCGCTAACATTAACGCGTAATTTTGTTCGTGGGGCTTTACGCTCTAAGTCATCTAGTAGTAAAAGCACCTTTGGAAATCAAGGTTTTGGTTTCCTAGTTGGTGTTGAACAAGCAAGGGATGTGCAAGATTGGCGACGACGTAATATTATGTCTCGATATAATGCAAACCCTAGTGAGGTTTTCAACGCAGGAGATATTGCTGAAATTACAGAAGTATCTGCTGGCGTATTTGAAAAGTCACAAATCATAAATGGTGATGTTGATACAAAGAATATCCCCGAAGTCCCTAATTCCGCTATGGAAGTTGGGACAGAAGATGATGCTAAGTGGATTGTTCCACTTGATAATATCAAGGCATTCGGAAGTGGTGATAAAAACCCTCGATATGGTAAGCCTCTACCAGCAGAAGAATATAGGCTAAGAGCGCATTTCGTCGGTCGAAAGGAAGATGGTGATTTTCAGTATTGGACTTTAGGTCTAAAGAATGATGCTGCTAAAAACTTCTCATGTGACACATTCCGATGGGTTCACCTATTCGGATTGTTTAATGAAGACCGAAACGCAGTATATGGTATTCGTGGTAAAACCCTTGAGTCCCTAACTTATAATGATGTTATGGACCCAGAAGGAGAGGAATATGTTAATACAGATGGTCTAGTAATGGAAGACCTTCTGGTTGAAAACATGGGCGAGTATATTGCAGACCTACTAGAAATTGAGGATTATCATGATTCTATTCGTAATGAACCGGGTATGAAGTTGGTAATTACTGATGGTATTATTAGTAGTATGAATCTTACTCCAAATGAACGCACAGGAAACAGGACAATGTGGATTGAATCAGCAGAAGCAAACTATGGTTTTGAATCTGATGATGTTCCCGAATCCACACCGATTTGGGTTCCTTCGTATCTAAACATTGACTTTGGAGTTGGTTCTGATGTAATAATCATTGGTCGAACAAACCAAACACAAAAAAAGGATGATAATGGAAATACACTAGAAGGTGAATGGAACCCCGTTTCAATTAATCTTTATGGCGTATTGCCGCGAGTGGCTTTGGGTAATCCAGAAGCCCCGGAAACTAACGATGAAGAAAACAGTATTGAATATTGGTAATCCCTAAAGGGAAATATGCAATATAGCGATGGAAACTTTATGTTAGTAATGTGTAACCGTAGGCAAATGACGGTCAAATGGGTGCAAAGCCCAACCATTAAAAGGTGAAATAAATGATTGTAAAATTAAATCAGTTAGTAGTTGATTTTGGAAAGGTGGAAAGTTTAGAGTGGAAGGAGTTAGAGGACGATAAAGGCCAATACTCACTTCGACTACACACAACAAGTGGAAAAATGTATACCCGTCAGGTTAGTGAAAAGGACCTTAATTCAATTAAGGAACAATATGCTACACATCATAAGGTGGTGAATTGATGGGTATTGGGAGTAAATCAGGTAAGGCAGCAGGTTCTGTTTTAACTAAGGCTAATGAAAATCTAGGAGATAGTGCATTCAAGGTAGCAAAGATGCGAGCAATGAGTCAACGTAAAAATCTTCTAGAACAAGAACAAGCATATCTTGTTTGTGGAGTTAGTGGTAATCCCGGTGACGGCAAAACAGGCACATGTCTTGATTGTCGTTCTGATGATGAATTAGATTCACATTGGATATTCGTATTAGATTACGATGAAGGTGCTGAACCTACATGGCGACAACATTGGAGTTCAGATGAAAAGGTTGTTATCTTTAATCCTTATGTATATAATGAGGATATGACTGTAGATTACGAGAAGACGGCGGATATGTCACGCTTCTTTATGGCTATGGTTAATGAAGCAATTGAAACTGGAAAGATTGAATATGAGGATGAAGTAGTAGAGGTAGAAGCAGTAAAGGCTATTATCTTCGATGGACTCGATTCATGGTTAGATACAACAAATATGATTGCTAGGCTCAATCATATTAAGGGTGGTGACCCAAGACAGGCTGATAAAGTCAAGATGGTTCCTACCCAATGGTATGCTAGAAATGCTATGTATAAAAGGTTATTTCAAGCAGCCCTACAACTTAAATGCCATAAGTTCTTCATTACACATATGAAAGAAGTTCATGATGGGTTTGAAATTGTAGGTACTAAGCCCGATTGGGAAAAGTCAACAACTGCAAAACTGTATCAATATATAGAGATGAGTCGTGAAGAACGCGGTAAGTCCCTTAAGTTATATGCTACAGTTAAAAAGTCAAAGACAAATGCAGAAAACCTAGGACAAAAATTCTTAATTATGGAAAATGAAGGCGGTCAAGTCAAATGGTATGGCCTTCCACAGATTAAAGACGGAACTCTTTGATTTGTACAGACCTGAGCAAGTCATTAAACTGCTTCACTTTAGGTGATTAAATGACGACAGTAGAATGTAAAGATTTAAAGAAAGCGATAGAAACTGTTATTTGTAAAGGTAAATGGGCTATAGGCTCTACTACAAACCC